TCTTTCACTTTCTAAATTACTAATTTCTTAACTTATTAGGTTGCGATAAATATAACTTTACTGCACCAAGTGTTATTACTAATATTTTAAATATAGTTCCTACGTATTCAGGTAAACCTAACTGACTAATCAACTCAACAAGCAAATCAGTCGTTTGGTCTAAGATACCCAAAACGATTAGAATAATTGGCAGGATATGCTCCTTAATTTGCTTCATTTTCTTTTAATTTTGTCTCTAATTTATCCAATATTTGCGACAAAGCCACAACATCAGCGTCTTGAGCATATCCCGCAAACGAATGACAACAATTTTTAGGGAATATTTCAGCACTTCCAAAATCTATTTTGTCTATACTCATAACATCGTAATGGTATCCGTCAACAGGTACTTCATTAATTGTTATGATTCCTATTTCAACTACCGCTTGTACTCCTTCAGCATAAGTAAGTCCATCTTCAGTTTCAATATAAACGCCTTTTGCTAATAAGTCAGCTATTGCAGTTTCTTTATCTGTGTATTTTAATTTGTATATAAACATTTTACAAAGTTGTTAAAGTTGCTAATTCTGTATCTGTTAAACGCTCTTTCCAAATTAATGCTGAATTTATTCTGTTATTTAAAAAATTAGTAGAATCAGAATTTTCATTTTTTCCTAAATATACAGCAGAACAAGCAGGAATACTAACAGAGGTATCACTACCAATTAAAACACCATTAACATAAAAAACAACATCATTAGCCTTATATGCTATTGCTATTTTATAAATTCCATTTGTTAAAGTAGATGTATTAATATCTGTTTGCAAAACAGCCACATTTGTAATTAAAGCTCTTAATCTATTAGAAGAATTTAGTAATATTATTATTCTATTATCAACCGTTCCATTGCTTATACCTAAAACTCTTGTTGAAGTTTCCCAATTATTTATATTTACTTCAGCAAACAACGTTCCCTCTGTTTGACCTATTAAACCACTAATCCCCGTTTTAGAAATAACATCAGCATTACGAGTAACTGTACTTGCTACTGTTGGAATGTAACTCGTGGCGTTTGAACCCGCTTCTAATTGAGCGCCCCAAGCATAAACGGTACTTCCAATTGCATTATTTGCTAATCCTGATTTTATATAAAGTAGTATTGTATTTGTAGCAGCTATTGTAAATGTAACAGAAACTTTATACCAACCATTAGTAAATTGTTGAATAGTTCCTGTTCCACTTGTTAAAGTTCCATTATCTAAATCAAAATTAGCAGATTGAGCAACAGCAGATAAAGTTGAATTAAAAGCTAATACTTGAATTGACGACTGATTTCCTTTTTTGACAAAGTAAGAATAAGTGTAAGTTCCTGCTGATAATGATAAAGATTTTATTCTTCTACCATCTACTGATGTAGCCGTTATTAAGTTAGCAGTGTTAGTTCCATTTGGAGCGATACCTGAGTTTAAAGTAACTGTTGATGTAGATGCAACATTCCAACTTGTATCATTAAAAGCCTCTGAATAAGTAACTAAATTCGTTCTTTGTGGCTCAACTAAAATACTTGGACAACTTGAATTTGTATAATCTAATCTTGGAACGTCTAATCTGTCTGTTGTAGGAAAGTATTCCTTTGCTGAAGTGCCTGTGTTTAATTGAGCGCCCCATAAAAATAATCCATCAACTCCGTTTCCTAAATAAATTCCACCTGTTCTACCATAAATTCTATATGTTGTTGATGGTGACGTATCATAAACGGAACAACGATACCACCCATTGCCGACATCAACAATTGTTGAATTAGTAACAGTTGATAAAGGAATAGTACCTGTTGCTAAATTAAATTCTGCTCTTTTAGTAGCATTTGCAATCCACATTGAAAAAACTGTTTCTTCTCCTGCTTTTGCATAAACAGAAAATACATAAGCATTTGAATCAGTTGTTTGGAATAATTGGTGGGTGCTGTTAGTCGCATTAGCTATAAATTTATCAGCGGTTAAAGTACCATTCGGTGCTATTGTAGCATTTGCAGAAATAGTAGAAACTGATTTAGTCCAAACTGCATTATCGAATTGTTCACTAAATTGAATAAAATTGTAAGGAACTACTTCAATCAATCCTTCACTATTAACTCTTGTTGCAGTCGTTGCTCTTGTTACTGTTAAATCGCCACTTCCGTCAGTAGGTTTAATACTATATAATTTGTCCTCTTTGTAACCATTTGGAGTAACTACTAAAGAAGCACTATCAAATAAACTCATATATTTTCTAATAAATTAATTAAACATTGTTTTGCTTCGAAGTTTCCACCATCAGTAGTTATTCTTGCAATAAAATCAATTACTGCTTCAATTTCGTTTCCTAAGATTTCAGTTTCACCCGACCAACTTACAGAATAAACAGAACCCCAACCAATATCGTTGTTTATAGCACCTTGTCCCCAACCAATATCGTTGTTGTTTACGCCTTGTCCCCAATCTATATTATTTGCCATTTTGCTTTTCTAATTTATTTAAAAAGATTTCTAATTTTTTAACATTAGTTTCTTTCGGTTTATATGTTTCTTTTACAACACCCATCCTAAAAAATTTGCATTTGAATCAGGGTATACATCAGCGTTTGAATTTTGATTATACTCAGGAAAAGAAGCTTGATTGAAACACATATAATCTATAAATCTATTTGTATAAGATTGTGCTATATCACGCTCTTTTTCTATAAGAAAATCTATTTCGTTTTTTTCTACGTTTGAACTTGCTTCAGAAGAATGTTTAAATACACCTTTGTTAGCTATCGTATAAGCTGCGTAAGGCAAAAACTCTACCATAGACCAATGTATTACCATCGGTTTAATATAAGTGCTTAAAAGCGTTGTATATGGTGCTTCTAAATCACCTGAAACTATATCATCATTAATCTTATTAAATAATTGAGTACCAAGATAATTCTGAATATGAATATCCTGAGCAATCTTAATGTATTGAATAAATTTATCAGTATCGATGTTGCCATTTAAAGCAGTAAATTTTACAATATCATCACGTGTTATAAAAAGTGCCTGTGCCATTTGTTATTTATTATAGTTTGGGTGATGTCCATTATTAGGCATATCTATAGGTGCTATTTGTGCTTCTGACCATCCTGCCGGATTTGGATTGTAACCTGCAATAGAATTTACTTCTTCACTTGAACTTAATGATTTATCTACATAAGGTGTACCATCAGTTTTTGTTTTTAATCTATAAAGATTCTCATTCCATACGTGGCCACAATTAACACCGCCCTTGAATTTAAAAAGTGAGTAGTTTTGACCATTATGACCAAATTCTACATTTACACCTGAAAAACTTGCTTGGTCTATATCTTCTTTTCTATAAACAACTCCATTTGCAGTTCTGCTCATCATACGTTTACAAAATTCACGTGAATTACCTTTAGAATACTTTTGTGCATATTCGTAACGAACTTTATAAGTATTTTTATCTAAAGAACTTTTAGCATTTGGATTAGATTTAATAAAACCTGCTAATTGTTGTAATAAATTTTCTTTATTTTTTATTTTAGAATTTGCCCATTCTTCAATAGATATATTTGAATCTGAATATTCTCTTTTATCTACTAATTCCCATTCATCATCTATCATTTCACCCGCTAAAGAATCTAATAATGCATCGCCTTCTTCATCTGTAAAATCTAAACTTAAACAAGTGTGTGAACTTAAACCTGTTTCTTCAGCTACTTGCTCCTGATTTTGTGTGTTTTCTAAATCAGTAAATTCTAACGGCTGAATAGTTCTAAAGTATAATTTTAATGAAATACTATTTACTGCTAAAATTTCATCTAAAGCAGAACAAATTTCTTCTTGGTATGGTTTAATTACAATATTGTCAAACAACAAAGTAGCAGTTTTAATTTCATCTGCATTGTTTCCTAATCCACCATCACCTGTACGTACACCTAATAACATAGGCGAAGTTACACGATGTCCTACAATTAGCTTTTCAAAACATTCTTTACTTAAGTACTCGTAGTGTGC